AGGACTCATAATTAAATCTGTATATGAACTTAAAAAGTCATCTGTTTTCTTTTTTGATGTAGGAGTTGTAATAAAGATATTAACTGGTAATTGTTGTTGTTGACTGGGAACAGTTCTTGTCGGTTCTTTTGTTGTTGTTGTTTGAGTTAAATCTACATTACTAAGACCAAAGTCTTGCATTTGTTGTGGAGTCAATGCAAGAACACCACCTGTTACACCTAGGTGTGCATGAGTACCATGACCTCTTGGTTCATTACCTGGATGAAGTGCTTGTAAATACTGATTGTTAGCACCTTTTAATTGTCCTAATCGTTCTCCTAAATCTTGTGTATAATCTTTCCATCCCATTTTACCACTGGGATCAGTATCTGATTTCCACCAGGTTATATCTAAAGCTTCGTCATGAGGGTGATGTCCTTTCTCACTATGAACACCAGGAGTAACACCACCAAAAGCAGAATGCTCTTTAACAGTCCATCCTTGTTTTTGTAAGGCTTTACCAAAGTCAACTAAAGGGACTTGATACAATCCGCCAACTTGTTGATAGTTAGTCATCATGCATACTTTGTAGTTTTACTGAGTGTTGCCATCAAGTCGAGTGGATTAAATCTTGGCGCTTTGATTTGATAAGGAGAATCAGAACCTCTAATTAAGTTTACATATGAACCTAACAAATCATCTGCTTTTTCTTCTGATGTAGGAGTTGTAATAAAAATATTAACAGGTAATTGTTGTTGTGTAGTAGGTAACTGTGTTTGTTTACTTGGATCTTGTTGAGGTTGTGTTACAGGAAGATCAATATCTCCCAAAGTAGCCTGCGCTGCTTTATAAAGATCTCCACCTACTTTCATGCGAGGTGCAGCACCTCTTACGCTAGTTTGATTAGAATCTTTAGCATCTAAACTACCACCTGGATTGCCGACTAATACAGTAGCGTAGGCTTTTTCAATTCCCATCCCAGGTTTATAACCACGGCTTTGAAAATACTTTTCAACGTAAGGAAGTTGTTCTGCAATAGTCATGTCCTTACTAGGAAGACCAACTTCTTGTCTTGCCCCTGGGCCAAATTGAATTAAACCTCGATAGTTACCTCCTTCTCCTCCCCAAATATTAGGACGAAACCCAGATTCAAGTTGTATTAGTCCACCAAATTCATAAGGGTTTAAACCTAGATTCCTAGACGTTTGTAAGAAAGCTGCTTTATCTTGTGGAGATAAAGTTCCAATTTTTTTACTTGCCATTTTTATTCCCTTTATATTAATTTTATCGCAGCTCTGTTTCAAACATCAGTCTGGTACCAACGGCAACATCAGCAGGTCCAGGAAGGGCTTGAATAAACTCTGCACCTTCTCGATTAAAACGATAACGTGCTTGTTCTGGATTACGGTAGTTTGGTACGTAAAGATGTAGCGCTAGACGATCACATTCATACATGTAAATCTGCGTCCACGTCTTTAACGTATCTCGATAATCAGTAGTACTAATTGTACGATCAACGTCACCAGCAATATTTTCACGACGACCTGCAGGAGTAATGTCATTATTGACACTACCTGTCATGTCAGTTCGTTTCTCTGCTTCGTCACAACGATTGACTTGCTCTACAATTTTTGAATACCAATATGAGTCTTGGATATTATCAAGAGCTTCCTCAAGTCTGGCAAGGTCGCCAGCAGGAATAGAGGTTTGATTATAACCGAGGTGCCAACGAACCTTAGATTTGAGGAAGCTATCAAGCTGCATTATTCAACACGAATAAGATTCTCTTTAATTAGTTCATCCCAATCAACTCGCTTAATTGCTTTAAGTTGATCAAGTTTAATGAACTTTTCACCCATCATTGAAGACTGTAAATCTTTAATGTCTCGGGCTGTCTTTAATCCTACACCAGGCAAACTATCTGCAATTTGACGTGCGCTTGCAGTATTAATATTTAGACGAGTATCAATTGGAAACGTTTCTTTCTTGGAAGGTGTAGGAGGATTAACACCTTCTGATTTTAATGATTCAGTAAGACGTTCCTCTGTTTTAATTTGTTCTGTTGTTGCTTCAAGATGTGGAGTTAAATCTTCTTCGTCTGCATATAAAACTTCATCTTGAGCATCAATGCACATGACGATTCCATCGCCATGCTTTGAAATCATTTCAACAATTTTGCCATTCGGCTTGTACTGATACAGCATCTAACGAGATAAGATCTATCAATACAATACCAACCTAAATCTTTATTGCAAATAAAAAGGCCGGTCCTAAGACCAGCCCTTTTAATTAACTTATCAAGAAGAAGATCAGCTATCGCTGCCGCCAACCTGAGAAGCAAAGTCAATGAAGCCTTGGAGATCATTCCAAGAAACATTGGCTGCAGGACGCAGATAGTTCACGCGGCAGATGATATAAGCAGCGCGACCAGCATCAGAGTCATCCTGGCTAATGTAGACGCCAGCACCGTTAACGGTAGTAGCAGTTACGCCAGTAACGTTGAATGCTTTGAAGGTGGTGTCTGCAGTCACCTTATACATCATGGAGTTTGCAGCATCCTGGTCATCGATACCAGCAGTGGTAACGGTGGTCCAGAAAGGCAGATCAGCCACGGTTGTATCGCCCACGCCTTGAGCCCAAGCAGAGCTAACAGCAGCAGGAGTAATTGCAGTAGCAGCAGCAAGACCGTTGGCTTGAGTAGCAGGAACACCAAAAGGAACACCAGCGTTATCAGGGCCAAACAGGACGAACTCACCAGTAGTACCGCCAAGGTTAGCGGTCACAGGAGAGGCAGGGAAGGAAGGCTCGCCACCAGCAGGGATGTCCTGAGCAATGGCGATAGAAGCGCCATAGACATAAGCAGGACGTGCAGCAGAAGCCTGAACCACCATGGAAGTACGATCATCGCGAACGCGATCATCAGGACGGCGGTCAGGAGAAGGAATTGTCAGGTCAAAGCTCTTGTAGCTTGCTTTAGCAGCAGCCAGGTTATCAACCTTGGCATAACCAATAAGCTCATAAGCTTCAACACCAGGCCAACCATATACACCTTCAGTGTTGAAGGAGGACAGGCGGTTAATTTGATTACCGGGCTGAAGAATAGCACCGGCTTCAGATTTGTAAGTAGCCATTGTTTAATTAACCTCCTATATCACTCAGTAATGGTGAAAGCAACGGTGGTAAAGTCCTTATTCAGGTTAGCAAAACCAGCGTACAGCTGCCAAATCAGGATGATAAAGCGGCTGAAGTCATCGTTGTTGTTGATAAGAACCTGAGCATTAGGACCACCAATACCCACGCCAACTGCCTGAGGACCGAAGAACAGAGCCGGAGGAGTGTCGTGAGAAATGGCACCAGCACCATCACCAATGTCCACAGTGATGGACTTGGAGGGGAAGTTGGTAGATTCAAAGAAGCGAACGCCTTCAAACACAAAACCAGAAGGCATCACAGGCTCACCACCCACGAACTGTGCCTGACCATACTGACCACCGCCATAAAGAGCAGCGTTAGGAGCCATCATGCCCATCAGAGGGTTAGGCTGACCCATGCCAGGGTAACGAGCAACTTCGCGGAAGCCTTGATCAGCACGCAGATCCTTCATGAAGGAGGGATCAGCAATACAACGATAATAGCCGTCAGAGAAGACAGGAACGTTGCGCTTACGCAGACCCTTGACAACCTCAAGGAGGTCAGTCTTCACATTGAACTTAAAGCGCTCAGAAGCATACTCAGTAGCAGAGTAAGCAGTCAGAGTAGTGGAGCTAGTCTTAGCTTTGCCGTTTGGATAGTAGTAACCACCTTGGGTATCAGAAGCGGCACCACGAGATTCAGCTTTAAACAGTTCGTCCAGGAAGACACGATCGCGCCAACGACGATAGTCATCTAACAGTGTCAGAGAACCGATCGACTGGTGGAACATGTTCAGGTTGCCTGTGTCGAGCAGCAGACGCTGCGCGGTCATCAGGGTTTCCCGAGCAATCTTGAAGGTGCTAGGCAGGTTTGTATTGTTCGGATCAGCAGGACCGGTGTACTCACGGAGAGACACCAGCACTTTGTCCTTAACAATAGAACGGCTGTTAGCAGTACCGATGGTTTGATCTTGGGTACGCTCACGGCTGGTTTTGGTGCCGGGGTTCCCGAAGAAACGGTAACGGTCTAACTGAACAGTTTGACCAGGCTGCTTAGTGAAATCGTGGACAACCACAGGCTCGCAAGCCATTTCCACGATGTATGCAGGGTGGGGACGGTAAAGTTCCGCACCAAGCAGTTTTGGAAAATCGTTATCAATAAACATTGTCTATTCAGCGTAAAAGGGTTTAGCTGATGTCAGAAGTCTTAGTGACTCCAATAACAGACATGCTGTTATTACTCCTGGAACAACAGTCCCATTACATAAAATTATACCCGAGACTTACTTACGTAGATTATTTAATTACTAGAATCTTAAACTTCAGGATTCATCAAGTATGCAGGCATATTATATCCATCTAATCGATTTGCAAATTCATATGCTGTTGGTGCCATCTGACCATCAGCATGGTAAGGATTGGTCGTAGGAGTTTGCATATCAATCATTGCTGATTGAATCTCAGGATCAATCGGCATTTGTTGTTGCAACATTTCAGCTTGCAAAGCAGCAGCAATCATTTCTTTTGCTTGCTTTGATTTGTTAACAGCTTTTTTAGGAGTGTTATTTTTCATGTTAATCAAGCTCGATAATTTTGAGAAGCTAAAATTGCATCTTGTGTTATTTGTGAATTACGTAAATCATTGGGCACAGATACACCCATTTGACCTAATGGTGAACCAAGAATAGCAAGATTTAAATAGCCAGCTTGTAAATCTTGTGGCATTGCAATACCACCTTCATCATTTGCTTGACCAATATGAATTTGCTCTGCACCGCGACGACCGCCTGATTGTCCTGTAATTGCACCACCTCCAAACTGAGATCGTGCAGCAAGTTCTTGTCCTGCCATTCTCATAAATTATCTCCCAGTAAAAAAGGGCAGTAATTAACTACCCTTTATTTTACAACTTGTAATTATTACTTACAAGATCACTCCATCACAAGCATCTTGCTGCGGAACACTTCAGGGTTCTGTTGTGCCATATTCAGATAGCGCCAGGCTTGAGAAGGATCCTTATCAGTCAAGGTACCGAAGCTATTCCAGAAGTCAGAAGGATCAGCTTGGGGCTGAGGCTGAGGAGGAACAGGCATTTCAGGACGTGCAAACTGCTGCTGAGGAGCTGCGGCTTGACGAACTTGAGGCATTTGAG